TTTTATATGTTTTATATGTTTTATATGTTTTATATGTTTTATATGTTTTATATGTTTTATATGTTTTATATGTATATGTTTATTTTGTAAAAGCACTACTTATCTCTCTTTTTAATTGCTGAACTTTATGTATATAATGTTCTAATGTTATTGGTTCTTCTTCTTCTTCTTCTTCGTCTTCTTCTATTGCTTCATCTGGTTTTCTTGTTATTGGCCTTGCTTTTGTTGTTATTGGATTTGGATTGAAACTATTCATTACAAATCTGAATACATTTGTCGGTTTTTCCTGTCCAATTCTATAACACCTCGCTACCGCCTGGTCTTCTATCGACGGATTCCAGTGCGGACTCACAAAGTATATTTCTGAGAAATTCTTTTGTAAATTTAGCCCTTCGCAACCCGTTTGTATCTGAAGTATTATAGCATCCGCTGCTTCCGATATGTTATCTCTGGTTTTCTTATTGCTATTTCGACCATCGTATATAACGACCTTCTGTAGTCCACCTTTTCTTAATCTATCTGCTACAAAATCTATCTCTTTTTTAAAATTACAAAATACTATCTTACCATTTCCATTATCCCTTCGTTCGATAATTTGATTTATTACTCCATCTAACTTGCTGCTATATGTAGTTCCTTTTGCGTATTGGTCTTCATATAGCCCTTCAACGCTTGGAGCAATAAGTGCCGGTAGTATACAACTTTGTCTTGCTCTTAAAAACGCTAAAAGTACTCCGGCAGTTTCACCCAGCCTTGCTTCCATTACTCCTTCGAATTTATTAGCCATCACATGCGTCTGTTTCGTCAACAACGAATGTATTTCCTCTGCTAATAATTTTTCGTTTATATCTGACCACTCTAATGTTTGGCAATGATTTAGAACTGGTGGCAAATTAATACCCACTTCTGCTTTGGTTCTTCGCAAAACCCTGGTTTTAATTATACTTGTTACCAATTCGTCGTTCTTGTTTTCGGTTCTTGTCAGATTTATACCTATCATATTTAATAAATTGAAGAAATCGGCGCGTTTGTTTTGGACTGGTGTGCCTGTTACTAACCACCGTATTGGTGCTCTGATTGCTTCACAATTTTTGTATCTTGTTGTTTTATTGTTTCTTAAATGATGTGCTTCGTCGAATATTACGCGATTCCATGCGACCTTGTGTAAACGGGTTACACCTATTTCATTTGTCTTCTTTTTTGGAAGCAACATGCTGTATGTCGTTAGAACGATTGGTGCGGAATATAGTTGTTCATCTGTGATGGTCTTGGTTTTTTTTCCGTGATATACGAGCGGCTCGTGTCCTGAACATTTGTATATCTCTTTTACCCATTGGCTCAGTAAAACTGGAGGCAATACTATAAGGGTTCTTCGCTTGAAATTTACAAACATTACTCCTATCATCATCAGGGTTTTCCCTAGTCCCATCTCATCTGCGATAATTCCACCTCTTATATTTTTTCCACCTCTTATATTTTTTCCACCATTCATATCCTTTCCACCTTCTATATTTTTTTCGTTTTTTATACTTTTTTCGTTTTTTATACTTTTTTCGTTTTTTATACACCAGGAAATGCCATCGATTTGATGCGGTGCTTTTTTGTAATTAGCTCGCTCCAATAATAAATTGAAACGTTCTTCCATTATTTACTTATACTTTCAGATTCTTAGTTTCGGTTTTAGATTCAATTCGCTTCAGCTATTAATTATTATTTCCAACTATACGATGAAAAAAACATATATCATTTATTTCAATTTTTTTTATATGATTTGGTTTCTTATAGCTTACTCATTTTACTATTCGTTTTTTATTGGATTGGTTTATTGGATTGGTTTTGTATTGGATTGACTTTGTATTGGATTGACTTTTGGTAAAAAAAGACATATTTATTTAATTACTAACTACTTATTACTACTTATTATTTACTTAGTTACTTAGTTACTTAGTGCTTTAGTTATTTGCTTTAGTTACTTAGTGCTTTAGTTATTTGCTTTTATTTTTATTTTTATTTTTAATAAATTGTGCGCAGTTTCTTTCCCTTTTTGATGCGTTTGACCATATGGTTCATGTTGTATTCCAACCAATCAATTCGTTCTTCATTTTGCATTCCTTGGTGTGTAATAAATCCTTGGTCTTCTAATTCACACGCCTTAAATATTCTGTCGTCTACTTCTTCACAATACAAAATTCTTGTGAACAACTCAATCTGACTTGGTTGTAAATCCTTATGAAGTAGCCCGCCAATTAATAGGTGAATCACTTGCTGGGATGCCTCTACTTTTTTTTCCAGTTCTTCGATTCGTTTCTCGTTGGCGTCTCCTTGACGTGTTGTTGGCCACGTGGATTCTCTTATTATATTGTCTTCACCATCTGTTTCAAATAAAACGTTTATCTGTTTTTCTAACATTTGACCCTGGGTTTCTGGGTTATAAAGACCTCCAATCAATTGGTATATTGATTGCTGAGCTGCGTCGAGTGCGCTTTTGGTCTTATTCAATTCGTTTCTAAGGTCTTCAATCTCTTCCGATTTTTTATTTTGATGGGGTTCTAGTCCACTTTTCTCTCCATCAATATGCTTCCTAATATTTTTAAAAGTGGATTTAATATTTTTAATTTGTTCCTTCATTTGTTTGTAATCTACGGTATTCATTGTGTAAGACATTTTATTATCGCTTTTTTAGTTTGTCGCTTTTACTACTTCGATTTATTATCGCTTTCTTATAATTTTAATTACTTTTTATATGATAAAAAATAATTCAATTTATTTTTATTATTATATGATTTCTGATTACACTAAAATTTTTTTGTTTTTGTTTTTGTTATTTGGATTGATTGGCTTTTTGTAAAACATATTCGACTTCTTCTTGTGCTCGCTTTTTAACGTCCTTTGGGATTTCTCTTTTATTACAAGGCTTACATATACATGTTAATTCGTTTAAAAACTCTGTTGTCTGTTTTCTACTTATTAATCCTTGGCTACAAGCGTCTTCTATATTTAATATCTCTTCTAGGCGACAGCAAAACTTGTCTTCTGATTCTGATTTATTTTGGTTATTTGCTGGCTCCAAGCATTCTAAAAGTGCTTCGCTATATACGTCTCGCTCTATATCGCCGTAAAACGGTGCCCTAGATTCTGCTATTATTTCGGTTTTATGTGGGCATCGAACTAGTCCCCAAAGATTACAATCGATTAATCCGGTTTCTATTTCTTGATATGTGTGATAGTCATTACAGCACCTTGATGTGGCTAAATCCATTATTTTATACTTTTCGGTTTCTAAATATTTGTCTCCGTAATACTCCCAGCACTTAAATATATGTAAATGTTTTTCAAATTTATTTAATATTCTGACCATACTACAGCCTTTGGTATAATCGTTTAATTTGACAAAACCTGAATCTATTTGCTTTCCGGTTTCGTCGAATATATGTATTGATTGTAAATAATATTTTTCTTCTTCATGACGCTCTCTAAAATTTGGGTTATTCACTTGTCTTGTTAATACGTATGGTTTTGGGATTTCGATTGTTGGATTCATTGTTTTATATTAATATTTCTATTACTTTATATGCTTTTATATGCTTTTTATTACTGCTTATTAATTGTTTATTATTGGTTTCATTATATTTCAATTTTTTATTTTTATTTGTTTTGAATTGGGTTTTAATTTGGTTTTGGATTGGAAAAAAAAAGAAAGTTTTTATTTTTATTTTTGATTTTTTTTATTTTTATTCAATATAAACCTCTAGCTGTTTCTTGGTGTCTTCGTCGCTTACTTTTATTTCAGTGATTTCGTCTCTACATAGCGCGCATAGAATAAAGGATTTTGTTGTTACTTTTGCTACTTCACAAATACAATTGGCGCAAAATTTGTGTCCACAACCGAGCTGGGCTGTTTTACAAGTGTCTTCGTAACATATGGCACATTCTTCGTCTTCCTTGTCTTCTTTATTTTGTTCTAATAATGGTTCAAATTTTATTGATATTTTTGTTAATTTGTTTCTTGTATTACCAAGTGTTTGAAGCAATGCGTTACTCATATTGATAGTTAAATAAAATTCTTGGAGCTCATCTCTATATTCGGACAAAGGTTGTCCATTGCGCATTAGGCCATATGTATACCAATACCAAGTGTCTATCATTTGTATCAAATTTATAACGATAGGTCTGTCGATATAAATTGTTTCAAGTAAATCAGTATAGCTTATATGTATAGCCATTATCATTTCATGTCGGGCTTCTTCTGTGGGAACCCTATCGTATGATAAATTAAAATAGGTTTTAAGTATACGAAATATGAGCTCGGATTTGTTGCCTGACATAGGTTGGTGTAACTTTTTACAAATCATACTTAAATCTGATTGTCTTAAATATTTTAATTGCTGAATTTGGTAACGAAAATTTATTGGATTCGTAAACATTATTGATGATACCTGATTAAGTAACATAACTGATACGCGAGAATTACAATCTTTAATTGTGTGAGTATTCGAATTACAATATTTGCATTTCATTTTTGTTTGAGTTATTATTGGTTTGGTTATTATTGTTTTGGTTATTCTTGGTTTGGTTATTATTGCTTTGACCTTACAGTTTATACGTTTTTATTATCCTTTTACTTTTAAAAAGTATTGTAAATTTTATTTCAATTTTTTATTTTTTTGTTTTTTGTTTTTTGTTTTTTGTTTTTTGTTTGTTGTTTTTGTTTTTTTGTTTTTTTGTTTTTTTGTTTTTATCTGAGTGATAACATAAAATCATTCATATTTTTTGTTCCCATGCTTGAATTACAATTTTGACAAATTGGTTTTAAATTTGATACAATAGTGTCGCCTCCATTAAACTCAGAAATAATATGTCCACAATTAAATGACATTTGTGTAATATCTGTTGATTTACAGCACATACATTTTGTTTTACCAATATCTTCCCCTATATTTGTATTCCATACCAGTTTTTTTATAGTAGATGAAATTGTTTTTTTCTTTTTTTTAATTGGCTTATCTGATGTTTTACACTTTGTATGTAGTTCTTTTTTTAATAATTCTGAATCAGGATGATATTTTTGTAAGCAAGACTCATGTGTTCTTATTAATTCTTGAAGTGTTCCATTCAGTGGTTGAGACAGTGAAAGTGCTCTTAGTTGAATAAGTTCACGTTCAATGTCACGTTTAAGTCGAGCTTTTGCTTGTTCTATTGTTTCCATTTTTGTTTATTATTATTTATCATTTAATTAGTTATTGTTTCAATTTTTATTTTTTTTACATTTGATGTTGCTTTCTAGTTGCTTTCAAGTTGCTTTCTAGTTGCTTTCTAGTTGCTTTCTAGTTGCTTTCAAGTTGGTTTCGAGTTGGTTTCAAGTTGCTTTCGAGTTGGTTTCAAGTTGGTTTCGAGTTGGCTTGGATTTGGTTTCAATTTGTTTTCATGTTGGTTTGGATTTGGTTTCAAGTTGGTTTGGATTTGGTTTCGAGTTGCCTTGGATTTGGTTTCGAGTTGCTTTCTAGTTGGTTTCAAGTTGGTTTCGAGTTGCTTTCAAGTTGCTTTCAAGTTGTTTTCGAGTTGGTTTCGAGTTGGTTTCGAGTTGCTTTCAATTTGGTTTCAAGTTGGTTTCAAGTTGGCTTGGATTTGGATTCAAGTTGCCGCCGATTTGCCTTGGATTTGGTTTCGAGTTGGTTTCGAGTTGGTTTCAAGTTGGTTTGGATTTGGTTTCAAGTTGGCTTGGATTTGGATTCAAGTTGCCGCCGATTTGCC